GATATTGTTTCTGGTGTGTCAAATGCTGCTGATAGCCACCCAGACCCTGTTCTCTCATATGTTAAAACACAGATAGTCTTCATTGTATCATTTTTATACCATCGCCATCTATATGTACTATTTTATAGTCGTAACCAGATTGTATATACTCTAATAAATAATTAGAAAATTTATTTACTGGTATATAATATTTACTTTCTTTTACAAGAGAATGATTATGTTTCCAATATATATTGTTATCTCTTTCATAGAATCTGTTGGTATAGTCATATTTGCCATATATAACACATGGTCTGACTATAGAGATATTATTAATATTGCTATTAAGTATATACTCTTCTATAACTTTTTTATTTTTACAGTATCCGTGTAGCCAGTGACTACTATCATTTAATACATTTTGATCAAATGTACACAATGTAGAAATTAATATATAATTATTACAAATAATATTATTATAAACATTTAAAAATTGATCAATATTATAACATGAAAAATCTATAACAATATCAAATTTGTTTTGATTTAAAATATTACAACTATTAATATCATTTCTATCTATAAAAATATGCTGTAGTTGATTAAATAAATTTTTATTAGTAATATTTCTATTTGTTATTGTTGGATATATATTGTTACTAATACAGGTATCGACAAAATCTCTACCTATCATTTGAGTCCCACCAACAATCAATATTTTTTCATTAGTAATCATAGTATATAATAAAAAAAGATGCCATAAGGCATCTTAATTTCATTATTCTGTAATATTAGTTAGACTACTAAAAATAATCTTTTAATTGATTATTAGATTGTAAAAATAATTTTATCGTATTAATAGTTTCATTAAAAGGTTGTCTATTCGATAGATATGTTGTTTCTGGCCCATCGGGAACAGGACAACTTGTATCAGGTTTTATTCTTGAAGAATAATATGAATGATATATAAATTCTTGATTGTCTAATAGGGCTATATCTCCATACTTTTGGTAGTAGATACTATCTGTTATGTAATATTCTAAGCCTAATGTTTTCTTATGATTCTCTTTTATCATACCATGCTCTATGAGCTTTTGATTTTCTCTAGAGTGTTCAAATTTTGATATTGTGAGTATCTCTTTCTCTGATAGTATAAAAACTGATTCTGGATAATTTTTTGATCTAACAGAAACACTAATTAGATTATAGTTTGAATTAATTTTATCTATTAAAAATAGATCCCAATTTTTATATAAGTAGACTATATCAGCATGTGTAATAAGAATAAATTTATTATCACATATAGATATCCCATTAGTCCATATATCATGGTAGTGTAGTGTTCTGTTATATTTAATAATAGATATATTTAAATCAAAAGTATTTACAATATCAGATAATTTAGCAAAGTTTTCTTCTGTTGAACTATCTAATATTCGAATATTATATCTATAAGGATCACTTGTAAATTTAATATATGAGAATAAATATGTCTCTATCCATTCCTGGTTATCTCTTGTCGAGACTACAATATCAAAAGTGTGATTTGTCATCTAGTATTCTACCCTTTTGGGTTCTAATAACAATACCTTTTCTGACCATATATGGTTCTATACTATTCTCAATAGTCTCTATAGCAATACCCGTCATAGACGAAATGCCCTTTAACCCTATAGGACTTCCTTTGCATTTTTTAATAATGCTCAGATATAGTCTATCATAGTTATCGAAACCATGCTCATCAATACCTTGAATAGCAAATATTTCATCAATAGTTTTGCTATGATTTGGATAACAAGAAGTATAATTTTTATACCATAATAGTCTTCCGTTTAATATTCTGGGAGTACCCTTACTTCTCTTGGCTATTTCCAAAAGGTCTGAATCATCTATGACTATTCCCATTTTGTCACAATTCAACCTGGCTACTTTAGCTAGATCAATATCTGAATAGAAGGAAAGATGTTCCTTAATTGTAAATCTATCATAAAATGGTTGACTTAAAGAACCACCACTTGTAGTTGCTCCTATAAGGGTAAATTTTGGAATATCTATTGTATCAACAACATCTTTATCATCATTATCTGTTGTGACAACTCCTATAGAAAAATCTTCCATGACAGGATACAAAAATTCTTCTACAATTTTTGGTAATCTGTGAATTTCATCTATGAACAAGACTGATCTTGGACTTAATCCCATAATATATGGCATAATATTCTTAATGCTGCGTATTGTTGCAGCGTTTGCCGTATAGAGATTCACGCCCATCTCGTTGGCGATAGCACCCGCTATTGTAGTCTTTCCTAGCCCCGGTGGCCCGTCTATTAAAACATGAGGCATCACAGACCCTGTGTTTTTACAACCCGCAACAGATACTCTCAGACGAGTTATAGAGTCATCCTGTCCAATAATAGCATTAAAGTTATCTGGCCTAATTGAATTAGACATTTTTTTCTCCGTTAAAAGCTAAAGTATTCTGAACCAATTGTTTAAAATCGTAAATAGGATTATTTTTGAAAAATTCAGTAATCATCTGGTCTGCTTCTGGTTTCTTGAACCCGAATGTCTGCATAATTTTGCTAGACTTAGATAAAAGATCTTCTGGTATTACATACTCTGTAATAGGTGCAGGATCTTGAGGTATAATAGATTTTTTCTTAAATCTTTTGTATTTGATCGTAATTTTTTGTATAGGTTTTGGAGAGAAAACTATTGAGCAGTCACAAACTATTTTGAAGTTTTTTGTTTGTGCTTCTTTGAGAGATATCCAATGATCAAATTTACATTTTTTATTAGGACAGATATATTTAATATGGACTTCTACATCAGTCGGTTTCTGGTTTTTGTTTATCATTGTTTTTTATCCAAAAGACAAAATCATTAGATTCGTCATCATATCCGCTTTCCACTAAACCTTTGTTTACCAAACCATTTAATATGTTACTAACCATTCTATCATTGAGAGCGTAAATTATTTTTAGATAAATATCATCATCAATTAGATATCTAATATTTTGGGTTTTTTTATTTACTTGTTTTTTGATCATACCTTTAACTATAACTTGAGACTCATCAAAAGATAGTATGGTATTAATTTCTTTTATGTCATCTGGATGAACACTAAAAGATAATAAATCTGGTTCTTCATTATTTTGATTTTTGCCAAAGTTATTAAAGACTAATGCTCTTGTTGCATCTATAAAATTGTCCAAATCTACAATCACAAACCACTCATGATTATTATTCATAAATTTTCCTAATTAAGTATTTCATGTAAGCCGTTATAGTATCTAGGCTGACTAACCACATGCCTAACATGACTTTGTAAATGTAAAACATACTCGTTTTGTAGTTGATTGTGTATAAAATGTTTCTTTTTCCAGATGCCCTCATTCCAATAGTTGTTCCCCAAGTACAGGGAGTTTTTATTCCCCGCTGTACTGGAGAACCAACTACTCACAGGTAACGATTTGTATGGAAATCCCTCTATATTAGTTATCTTATAATCCCAGCCTGACTCTGACAACTTCTTGACTATCTCATCAATATACTTTCCGATCCATTCAGTGTCAAACTGAAAATAGAATTTATAAGGATCGTCAGGAATATCGTCGTCGTAAGGCTCGTGCATGATTATCCAATACAGAATTGATCACTAATCTGGTTTGCCAGATCACGGGCAGCACCAGAAAGGAATCGGTTGTTGCTGAAATACAACGCTGTAGACGCTTGATTGAGGTACTCGACCACGGTTTTTAAGAGTTTGGCCTGGGACTCACTCAAATCTAAACCGCTGTCACCAGCGTGAGAAGGAAGCACTGGCGACGGATCACCATAAGCCTTCTCATAATTATTACCAAAAGACTTGTTGCACTTATACTCACCATACTGGTTAGTACTGTCGAGTTTCTTGTTAAAGTCTCCCCACACACTATCCTTAGTATTCTTTTGACCACAATAATCAGCACTACTATTAGAGTAAACAGCCTTCTGATTATTTAGTTCATTCAAAATCTTTTGAGCAGCATCAACTGTTACAGGAATTCCTGTGATATCAGAATTCTTGTATGTTTTACGCCACTGTTCAAACCAAGCATCACTTGTTGCATTTGGAACAATGTTAACTGTTGCTGGTTGACCAGTTAATGCTTCAATCAAATCCTTAACATTAACTGTTTGACCAGACGAACCTTGTAGAATAGTAGAGTAATAAGGAGCCTTCTTCTCCCAGCACTTACGCCACCAAGTATAAGGAACACGATAAATCTGATTAATCTTGATGGCTCTTGCATCTCCACCAAAGTAATTTACTAGTTTCTTCTGAATAGCGTTCCAGCGAGTCTTGTAAAGAGACTCTCTACTTAGTCCATCAAGAACCCAATAGACTTGATATCCATTACGAGTATCAACTACCCAACTAGGTTTAACAGGGAAGCCGTTGATCTTCTGAAGAAACTCTGTCTTTTTAGCCATTACTTCCTTAGAAGGAAGATAATTACCATTAGCATCTCGACCAGCATCAATATCAACAAAGCAGGCTCGTACTTCGTTAATAGCATACTGCTTTCGTCCACCATTTACATAAAAGTAAACGTCTGAATCATTATTCAAATTAGCATGAACTGCTGTTGTTAGGTTGTCAGTATGAGCCATGCTACTAATCTTTTTACGAGGATTACCATTGTAGCAATAAATTTGTTGGGGACCAAATGAGCTGATAAACTGTCCTCTCATTTTACAATGATCGGTATCAAAAGCATTATTTGTGTTCTTGTCGTAAGGATTAAAACCAAGATTTCCATTAAACATAATCTTTATTCCTGTGATTAATTAACCATGCCGGGATAGCAAACCCATTACTATCATTATCAGCAAAATAGCGGGAGAGGAATCGAACCTCTCTCACATAGCGTTTGTTGAGTTTCCCAACCAGAGGCTATGATCTTAGTCACCAAACTCCACTTTCTTTTTTAAGAATCAGTTGTAATCGTCGTAATCTTCATCGTCCTCATAATCTTCAGCATACGCACCGTCATCTTCATCGTCCTCGTCATTCCATCCCCAATCATAATCGTTATCATATTCTTCATCATCCTCGTCAGAGTCATAATCAACTCCAGCGTCTAGACTAGCAGAATAGAGTGGCTTGAGAAGTTCGCCTTGATACTCTCCGACAACTTCATATCGGCAAGTGCGAAGTTTCTCAAAATTACAATCACTAGGAACACTCACAACATCACGGGGATTAATCTTAACAATAACGATCTTATCGCCAGACTCAAGACTACCATAACCGGCCACATAATTCAATGCACCGGCATGAAGCCCATTAGAACAACCTCTAC